CTCCTCCTGAGTTTTCCATCCTAGTGGTTGAATGACAATCTGCAGAGCATCTAAGAAAACTTTCTCATACATCTTATCATAATCTATGTATGTGTCCAATCCAAACTCTTTTGGCAATTCCTGAGGGAATGCAATCACGTCTTCTTGGAATGGATTTGGTGTACGAACATACACAAACTTAATTTTATCTCCATCACGAATCGGCTGATACTTTTTATCCAGTCCGAGTTTCTTGATGTAGTGATTGTAAAGTAATGCACCACGAACGTGGATCGGTGTACCCTTTGAATAGATCGGAGATCCAGCATACTGCTTTAGACCATTTACACCACGTGGAAATGCAATCTCTTTAATCGGCAAGTCAGTGAAGGTATTCTTATAATCAAGTACATACTTATGTAGCACTTTTTGATCACCCTCAAGAATCACTTCAATTGAATCGCGCAACTTTCCACGAATGACAGCTGGGGTTGAAGACTTGACCATCTCCAAACCCATAACCTTGATCTTTGGTTTTGCAAACTGCACACCTTCAGAGTTATGCACGTTTAGCACATAGCGTTTCTTGGCAGTCCAGATACCTTTGTCGGCAAGAACTTCTCGCTTCATGACCATCTTCTGAGAATACGCATTCATATATTCAGCTAACTCTTGATAACCTGAGTCAATGAATGGTTGGAATACATCTTCACAGATTTTATCCATGTACTTGATCTTACCTGCAGTATCTTTATCATGACATACTTTCTCAATCAAAGTCTCAAGTGTAAGATAGATCGAATCTGTATCAATCGCAACAACGTAATCAGCGCCATCAGTCTTCATCGTCTTATTCATAAACGCATTCAACTTGTTCGCCATCCAACGAATAGACAACTGACCAGAAGTTGTGATACCCTCAGCCATACGAATGTCAAAGTATCTAAAGTACTGATTACCCAACGCACCATAAGCAGAGTTTAGAGCAATCTTCATCGCCATCTGCAGGTTATGCAATCGAGAGATATCTTTCAACAAGTGCCTTTTGCTCTTATCGTTTTGATATTCCTGCTCAATCTTTAGCATCTGCTTCTTGAACTTGGAACGATTGATATACATCTGCTCCATCAACTCAGGCATAAACCCTTTGTATTCTTTGGTATAACACCAGCCGTTGGCAGTCACTGCAAGATCTCTACGCTTTGCATGTGATGTGTCAACTTCTTGATTAAGAAGTTTCTCAACTGTTACTGGAAGTTTCTCATGGGTCAAAGTCTCTGGTGAAATATTGTACTGCATGATCAGGTGAGGATACAGTGAGTTCAAGTCAAAGGATGCCATCCACTTGTGCATACCAACCAGAGGATCCTTGACATAAGCACCTTCAAACTGAGCATCTTTACCTGAGTAAGACTTCTCTGGAATCACAATACCTTTTTTGCGCAGGTGATTGTAAATGATCGCGTCCCACATCCGAACCTGAGAATACACATCCTGTGGATTGATCTTGGCATTATATGCCATGGTCAGATGCAGTTCTAGCAGACGCATCTTGTCTTCCAAACGATCAACCAACTCAACGTCTTGAATGTTATATTCAACAAACGTCTGCCAGTGATTCGTGTAGAAATCTTTGAAAGAATCTCCAGGATTCTCTGTCTTGCGATCGCCAAGTTCGTGTTCAGCAATGTAGTCAAGACGGTAAGACTCTTGCTTGGAGTATGTATACTTTTTGTAAAGTTCGAGATAGTCTAGCTGAGAGATACCAAGGATATCGTAGTGTATCTCTTCATTACCTTTAATGAATGTTTTACGCTCATGAGTAATTCCCCATGGTGATAGTCTCTTAGAAAATGATTCTCCAAGTTCACGATCAATCCTGCGAACAAGATAAGGTATGTCAAAGAAGTCAGTGTTCCAACCAGTGATGGCGTCTGGATAGTTTTGTTGCCACCATATGATAAACTCTTTGAGTAGAGTCTGCTCACTCAGACAGGCAATGTATTGTACATCATCACGAGTATTATTGAATGGTTTTGAGCCAAACGTAACTACCTTCTTGGACTGAAGATCTTTGATTGTGATTAGTAGAATCTCTTCATTTGCCAATTTGATATCAGGAAATCCATGCTCAGTGGAAGTCTCAATATCAATTGTGAATACTTTATACAGTTCCATATCCCAGTTGACGTCACCTTCGTAAGTGTCACTGATATACTGATAGGCATAATTAGTTTGACCAAAGACGGGGAAACCTTCTACACTGTCATAACGTTTGACAAATTCTTTAGTGTCTTTAATAGTTCCAGGTTTGATCTCATCGACATACATCCCATCCAATGTACGCCAGTTACTTTGGGTCTTAGAAGTGACATACAGCGTAGGATAGAAATCTACCTTACGCTGATACGCTCGACCTTTATCATATCCTCGAACGAGGATCTTATCACCCCACGGATATGCTGAAGTATAAAATTCCATTAAACTTGTTTTCCATACATTAATTGCATCGCATCAAGTGCACAGTCATGAACAGGATGGTGCTTGATCACATTATGACGTTCAAACGTAGGGTGATCAACTTCAACATAACCATTGGTAGTTCCGTAAAGCATATCAACCGCTGTTCTAACGTCTCTCCACATATTATACCCTGTAATTGGTTGCATGTCAAGTTTCTTAGCAAGCGAATCTATTGCCATTTGATCCAAAGATCCACGTGCCCACATAGTTTGTTCTCTTGACTTTGGGATACCATTCATGTAATTATGCAGTTGGGCTAAAGCATCTTCTGCAGAAATGTCGTAACCTTTTGGATCGAGTGAAATGTTTCTTGCGTAGTCATGTTGATTCTTCCACCACTCAAGTGTTCCTGCATCAACTGTGCGCTTGAGTCTCTCAATCTGATCCTTTGCATTAAGTTTAATGAAGATCGCATTATCAAGTAGATCTTGGTAGGATGGTTTTGCTGCTGGATCAAAGTGGATTAATGCACAAGAAAGTATTACTGAATTAGACTCTACACCTAGAGTTTCTACATCAAATATTAGCATTAGTGTTCTTCCTTATAACCTATTTCAGTAACGAACGCATTCATCTTTTGTTCGTCTGTCCATGATTGGACATAATCATTATCCTTATCACACATCACTAAAGTTTCTTCCTTACTGATTTGACGAATAGATGTAATAACTTCACCAAGCCATAGTTGCGAAAACTCTTTAGCGTCTTGCATCGTGACAGTATCTGCTGCCCACTCTTCAGCTGTGCAAGGGTACTCACCTTCATTGTGATTATCTGGAACCTCAACTACATAGCGTTGGCGAAACTGAGAGAGTGCTTCCACCAAAATATATTTACTCATAATTACTCCTCATTGTGATAGAAATGAAACCACTGTCCTTTACCGCTGGTGTCCCCACCATCGTTATCTACATCTACTCCTGCATATTCAACAGCAGTGATGTATTGGTTACCATCGATATCGTCAACATAGAATTTTAATTTAGACTTATCGAAAGTTTGGTCTTCTACTCGACCTTCAAAGAAAGTCCCACGCTCTGATTCGTGCACATAAAAGATATATCCAGGAATTGCCATTGGGTAGGTTTCATCCTGATCAGAATAAAGAGTCTCACAAAGATCCTCATCATCAAAGATACTATCACCTTTGATAACCATAATCTCTTTGGTCTCTTTAGCACCATAACTATCCGAGTCAACTTCTGTAATGTGGATCTCGCATTGCTCTTGATATGCTGCCCATTCCATCTGGATCATATCGCCAAACTCACGATAATTCTCCCATCCGAATCTTGCTTCTTCTGGAACACGTTCGTCTAACTCTTGATCTCCATAATGAAGCAACTCAAAGATTGCTTCGGCATCATCTTCTCCTTCATCGGAACGAGTTTTGATATCGCTCCAGAATTCGAATTGTTCTTTAGTAATTGTGCTAGTGTATGTACTGGCACCACGACCCATAATTTTAATGTTAAAGAATGCCATTTTAATACCACGTCCTATGTTTTTCTGCTACATGTTCCATACCATCGTATTCAACGATTTCCCATTGAACATCGTCTGGAATTTCTATCAGTGACAATTCAGCATATTCGTCATTAGCCGCATCGCCCAACTGTGTAATTACTGCGATTAAATCTTTGTCAGAACGATCCTGAACTATCTCATACTTACATATGTAATGTTCTTCATCACCAAGATGACCAGCAGCATAATAGAAAGTACCAGCAAGTTTACTTTTTGCTTGCTGTTTCTCAAACACAATACCCTTGCGATGAAGTAGCATCTCAAATGCTTCATCTGATAGACCAAACCCACCGAAACACCGATTGATCACGACTTTCATTTTATGTCCTTAGAATTATCTGCATCAGTTTTGTCCTCACGGACTTCGACAAAGATTGGCAAGAATAAACTTTCAGCGCCAGATTTGTTCTGGATACGAGTATT